GATCTGCATCGTCGATCTGCATCGTCGATCTGCATCGTCGATCTGCATAATCTGTGATCACGTTCTGCGATCCCGTTCTGTGATCACGTTCTGTGATCACGTTCTGTGATCACGTTCTGTGATCACAAAAAGCCCAAAAAAGATCCAGGCTGGGCCACCGTAGCCCCCTCTAAGTCCCCAGCACGATTCCCACCAAGAATTAACGACCCGCTAAAAATTTTCTGGGGAGTTTCAGGCCCGACCGAATCATTGACACTCCCGCCCGCCCCGCCACAATGCACAACACCCCCGAATCACACAAGGCAGAACGTATGTGGCCCGAACCCTACGCGACCATCGCCCGCGAGCGAGAGAAAGGAACACCCGCCGCCGAGGTGGCGAAAATGCTCGGCATCCACACGACCACTCTGCTGAGCCGAGTGCGTGAGTGGAACCTGAGCAACCCCGACAACCCGATCCCGCGCCAGTGCAAGGTCAACACCGCGCTTTATGTGCGGGCCGCTGAGATGAAAAAGCAGGGCTTGCAGCGCGCCGAGGTCGCGCGCCAGCTCGGGGTGCCCGAGTACCAAGTGACGAATATGTGGTCACACGCCCGCGCGCGTGGCCTGCTACCGCGTCGCATACCGAACATAGAGAAGGGTGGCTTCACCGCCTACGAAGCGTACTGCCGCAAGGGCGCGGCACCGAGCATGGGGGCTTTCCGCGACATCCTCAACTCGTTCAGCGCCAAAGAGATTGAACACATCGTCACGATCATCGACCCCCGCAACGACGTCACCTTCGCCCAGATGATCGCCCGCGTCCTGAAGGAGCATCTCCGTGACAACCCGAAAGGATGATGAAGATACGCTGGAGATGCTGCGGCTGCACTGCACGGAGGGCAAAAGCTACGCCGAGGTCGCCAAGATCACAGGTAAGGCCAGACAAACTGTCGCCACACGCATCCAGCAGGTAAGACGCCAAGACCTACTCCACGACCCAGCCGAGGCAGCCGCCTACTGGAACAACCTATCGAAAGGAACCCCGACATGACCCCACCAACGCTCCCTCACGTCGTCGCCTTCACCGGCAAAGCAGGCTCCGGCAAGACCACCGCCGCCAACTGGATTCTGCGCAACCACCCCAAAGCGATGAAGATGTCCTTCGCCCAACCGCTGAAAAAGATGCTCTACGAGCTGATCCGGCAGAGCATCCCGAAGGCGTGGCCGCACACGCCCATCGAATACATCGACGGGGCGCTAAAGGAAGAGCCGATCCCGTTCCTGTCTAACCGCACCGGGCGCGAACTGATGCAGTCGCTGGGCACGGAATGGGGCCGCAACACGGTCCAATCGGACTTCTGGGTCAACATCGCCCAAGGCAAGCTGGAGCGTCTGCTGGGAGATCGCCGCGTGGCCTCCGACACGCCACAGATCTTGGCGGTGTACGATGACATGCGGTTCCAGAACGAGGCCGACATGATCCGCTCGTATGGCGGCCTGATCGTCAATGTCCAGCGCCCGCTGACCAAGGTGACCTCGGACACGACCACGAACCATTCTTCCGAGCAACAAGAGATCGCGCCGGATCTGATCTTGCAGAACGATGGCACGGAAGAGGACTTCATCGCCAAGGTAGCAGAGTTGCTGCCTGTGCCACAGAAGGCTTGACCTCACCGCGCGAATCAGACAGGTTATTCTCACTTCCCTGTTGTACTGGCCGGGCCTAGCGCTCGGTCTTTTTTTGTGCCATGTTCCGCACATGCAGCTCGACGAGAACCTGATCCAGAACGCCCCCGCCATGCTCTCCAAGCTGAGAGCCGAGGCCGCGCGGCGTTCGTTCAAGGAGTTCATCCATCAGGCTTGGGAGACCGTTGAACCGGGCCGCAAGCTGACCTGGGGCTGGGCATTGGACGCGATGGCGGACCATCTGCAAGCCGTGGCCGAAGGCGACATCAAAAAACTGGCGATCTTTGTTCCGCCGGGTTTCGGGAAGAGCCGATTGACCCGAGTTTTCTACCCGTGCTGGGTCTGGACGCGCGAGCCGCACCACAAGTTCCTCAGCGCATCGTATGGTATCGACCTGACCATCCGCGACACGCTAGATGCGCGCCGGATCATACTGTCGGATTGGTACACTGAGACGTTCGACCTCAAGATCTCGGAGGATGACGGCGGACGCTCCGGCTTCTCGCTGAACACACTCGGCACCATCAAAGCCATCACGGTTGGCGGTAAGACAACAGGTTTTCGCGGCGATTCCGTGTTGTTCGACGACATCATCGGTGTTCAGGACGCCAACAGTCCGTCCAAACGCGCCGAAGCGATTGAATGGTTCCGCGAGTCGGCTCAGAACCGCGTCAACGACCTGAATATGTCCGCCCGCGTTCTCATCATGCAGCGTATCCACGAGGACGACCCTGGCGCGCTGGCGATGAAGATGGGCTACGAGCCGCTCATCATTCCGATGGAGTGGGACGAGAGCCTCCGGCGCACGACATCTATCGGCTGGACAGACCCACGCAAGGAAGAAGGCGAAATGGCCTTTCCCGAGCGGTTCCCGTCAGAGGCCATCGAGGAGTTCAAGGACGCCGAGACGGGCATTGGCTCCTACGCATACTCCGCGCAGTACCAGCAGCAGCCTGTGCCGCGCAAAGGCGCGTTCTTCGCCACTGAGAACATTGACGTGATCGACGAACTGCCTGACGACGAGTTCACCGTCGTCCGCGCATGGGACTTGGCCGCCAGTGCGGGCACAGGCGCATACACGGCAGGCGTCAAGCTGCTTTGGGGCAAGAAGACCAAGCGGTTCTACTTCGCGGATGTCAGCCGAGGCCAGTGGGGCGCAGGACAAGCCCGCGACGAGATGTCGAGCACCGCCGAGGATGACGGCACCTCGACACGCATTGTCATCCCGCAAGACCCCGGACAGGCCGGTAAGGCGCAGGCAGACGACATCGTGGCGCAGCTTTTGGGCTTCGACGTGCGCGTAGAGCGCCAGTCAGGCGACAAGGAGACGCGCGCCAACCCTCTGTCGGCCCAGATTGACCGGGGCCACGTCGCCGTACTCAAGCGCCCGTGGACACAGGCGTTCCTCGACGAGCTGCGCATGTTCCCCAAGGGTAAATGGAAAGATCAGGTGGACGCCGCCTCGTCCGCCTTCAACATGCTCTCGTCGATGGTGCGGACAAAAAAACGCACCCTGAACCTCGTCGTGGGCGGCGAGCGGCAAGAGAACTGGGCCGGAACGGGCGGCAAGGTCGCAAATCTGTAGCGCCGCGCTAATCCGACACCTTGACAACCGCCCGACTGATTCGCGCCGGTTGGCAAACCGCTACATCTGCCGTATAGTCGCCCACAAATCCGCGTGGAGACGACCTCAATGAGCGACAACGAAATCAAAAAGTTTGGCCGATACTCGGAACTCGGCGTCGCCTCGGACACCGATCCGCGCTATGGCCTGCGCCAAGACGAGTTCGTCAACGACCTGCGCGGTCAGCGCGGCATCAAGCGCCTGCGTGAGATGGCGTCCAACGACGCGATCATCGGCGCGATCCTGTCTGCGATGGACTTGATGATCCGTTCCACGCCCGTGCGGATCGAGGGCGGTACGGAAGAAGCCCGCGACCTGATCGAGTACAGCCTGCACAACATGCAGGGCGCGACATTCGAGATGTTCATCAGCGACGCGCTCTCCTTCCTGCCCTACGGCTTCAGCCTGTTCGAGATCGTGGCCCGCCCGCCCTCGCAGCACCCGAAAGGCTGGGTAACGTTGAAAAAGCTGGCCCCGCGAGCGCAATGGACGGTCGAACGCTTTGAATCCAACATCAACGGCGACATTCTGGGTGTTTACCAGACCGCTACGACACGCTCGGCCTATATCCCGATCAGTAAACTGTTGCACTTCCGCACGGCGTCCAAGCAGTCCGATCCGGCAGGGACATCTGTGCTCCGCTCGGCGTACTCGTCGTGGTACTTTATGCGGCGTATCCAAGAGATCGAAGCCATCGCCATCGAACGCGAGCTGAACGGTCTGCCCTTAGTCCGCGTGCCGTCTGAATACTTGGACCCCGACGCCGACGCCACGAAAAAAGCCTTCGTCAACAAGATCAGCCAGATCGCCCGCGACGTGAAACGCAACGAGATGGGTCACATCGTTCTGCCCTCGGACGTTTATGAACACGCGGACGGAAAACTGACCGAGATCCGGCTTGTCGAGTTTGAACTTATCGCCTCGCAAGGCAAGCGAGACATCGACACCAACATCGTGATTCAACGCTACGCGCAGGACATGGCCCGCTCGGCCCTCGCAGACTTCGTGCTCCTTGGCTCCAACGACCGTGGCTCTTTCGCCCTGTCCAAGTCCAAGTCCGACCTGTTCCTGAAAGCCCTTGAGGGCTACGTCAGCGCGATCACCAGCGTCCTGAACCGCCAGCTTGTGCCGAAACTGCTCGGCTGGAACGGCATGGCGGCAGACGACATGCCGGAGATCAAGTTTGGCCGCATCGCGCCCATCGACCTCGATCAGCTCGGCTTCTACATCC